ATGAAAGACCTCTAGAAGGAAGTTCGACAAATGTTGTTGGCGTAGCAAAAGCCAACGAAGGATTTGGTGGTGCCTCTTGCATTGGCATTCCCAAATTCTGCACGGGAGCACCAAGTCGTGCTCCATTATTTCTAGACATTTACACCTCTATGTTAAATTTTAGCTTCCGGGCTTAAAGTAGGCATTCTGATCAAGGGTGGCATTGGTACCAACAATTTCATTAGTAATTGGTCCAACCATACTAGAAACTGCCGTCTCTAGATAAGCCCAATCGTATCTTACAGTCAAATCAATAGTTGACATATCATCACTCTCATAAGCAAGCTCTTTAAACTTGGCACCTGTAAGGAAAGCATTCCAAAGTGTCCAAGTCTCAATCGGATTGTTTAGAGAGTCTACCTGCTGAATCTTAAGGCCGCCAAGAGCAGCGATAGCCGCTGCCTTGGAGGTTGTGGTTCCGTAAGAAGCTGCAGTAAGGAGTGATGGATCATAACCAGACGCCTTTACAATTGCCAATGTTGAGTTGGCAGCATCTGGCGAAACTGGGTCAACAAGGGACAAACTGATCTCTTCCCAAGTAGTGCGAGTTGGGTAGTAGAACGTATGGTTCAAAAACTTATGCTCTGTAGTGCCAATCGTAAATGATGGCTTGGTAACGCTCTTGGCGTACCACTGCGCTCCGTTTTCCATGGTTCCTAATGTAATTAAGAACCTATATGCTCTTTTTGGATCTTGTAAAGTAGCGTCTGTCCAGAAACCCATGTTTTATTCTCTCCCTTTATATTTAAATAGTAGAGGCAAAATTAATTGCCTCTTTTTTTAATCATCGAATGAAGCGCCTGTTCTTGTGATATTGAAATCAATCGCGATGAATTCAATAGCTCTTGCAGGCTTGAGGAAAATCTTGGCATAGAGAATGTTTCTATCTACAAGATCTGGAGTTGTTGTTGTATCGTCTAGCACAACTCGGAACTCCGTAAGGCCAAGTCTTGCCTTAACACTGTTAAGAAGCGGCTCAACCTGACCAGTGAATCTCTGCCAAGTAGCTGGAACATTCTGGTCGAAAAGAATGCCAGATGCAATTCTTGAGATCTCCTTCTTAATGAAGATCATTAGTCTACGAACATTAATTCTGTCAAGAGCACTTGGAGTAACCTGTAGAGTCTTCTGACCGAAGATTACAATACCCTCTGATGGGAATGATGCGATTGGGTTGATATTCGCCTCATACAGCTTGTCGCGCTCTGAAGAAGTTAGCTTCTCTGTAACAGCCACAACTGGAACACCAGCAGAGCCACCCGTGAGGCCACCTCTGTTAAAGCCAGCAGGAGCGAACCAAACCTCTGATGCTCTCTCGGAAGACGCAAAGGTTCCGATTGCGGCGACAGATGGCGGAGCCCAAAGGAACTGTCCAGAAATCGTATCTCTAATCTGAACCCAAGGGTAGTAAGTACAAGCATAGCTTGAGTTGATGGAGCGGTCTCTCAAAGCAGTAACAACACCGTCGAGTGAAGTAGCGTTGACACGATCCTTGAAGCTATTGTAGTTCTCAGTTGCAGGCTGATAAACACCTCTTAGATCAATAACAGCTAGAGCATCTGCCCTATCCTCACATGTGTTTATAACTCTCTCGGTTAGCTGCTCGTTAACAACACCGGGAACAGAAAGCATATTCATTTCAACAAACTCTGGATCAGACACTGTGTTGATCGCCTTCTCGATTGTATTGAAAGCATAGTTGTTGAGAGAATTCTGAGACGTTACCTGTGTTAGGAAACCATCTCTAAATGGATCCTTCTCTGTGATATTAAATCCGTCGAAGCCTCCGTATAGAGGGGTAGTAAACTTAGCAAGGCCAGCGTCGATGACAGCTTGGTAAGAAGCAGAGGTAACAGAATCGCCAGTAGAAACACCAGCTGGTACACCGTTTCTTGAGCCGGAAGCCCAGTATGCCTTGCCAACCTTGCCGCTTGGTACAACAAGATCATCTAGAGTAAAGATCCAAGAGTACTCTCTATTAGTTGGTGCTCCAGTAAGGCTGTCAAATCTAGAATCCTCATCAACAGGAAGACCTCTTAGGTAATCCCTATAGCCTCTATCGAACGTTGTCGATGATCTATCGGAAGTCCAGTAGTTAGTTTGGAGGCCCCAGTAAGCATCGGCTGGTCTAGATACTCCATGATCTGAGGCAGATAGACGAGTGAGAGTTGTCGGGTAGTAAACAGAAGCAGTAAACTGCATACCGTCATCCCAAGCTGTCCCACCACAGTTTGTCTGGATTTCCATGCCTTGTGTATCCGTTTCAATGTATAGACCCTGTGTGGCCGACCATGGAGAAGCTACGGAACCAGAGCCCTCTGCGAAAGTAAAGCTAGCCTGTGCCTGTGCTACAGAGCCAGTAATAATTTTTGTCTGTGTGTCGCCGTTGAAATAAGTTCCACCGAGTAGAGGAACAATATTTCTAGTTTTTCCAGCGCCACCCTGACCCAAAGATGAACCAGAAAGAATCATAAAGCCCTTAGTTCTAACGGGACCGAATACGCCGAATGGAACAAGCCTTGGATCAGCACCAGCTGCATCAGGATTCATTTCGATTCGCACAATCTCCGATTGGTTATCGAACTGGCCATACTCTCTGACACGACCATCAACGTAATCCCATTCAACATAACGGTCACCGATCTTGCGAGCAATGTAGTTTTGTGACTGTGGGTCAAGGTTACATTCTGAGAATCTTTCGATAACAACTGGTCTTGCATCCGAATCGTTTGCGGAACGGATAACAACTGTAAAGGAACCATAATCACTAAAAGAGTTTGGTGTAGATCTAATATCTTGGATAGAGATCTTAAAGCTCTCTTGGATGTATTCTCCTCCATCGCGGCCATGGAAACGGAAAAGCTTAGTCATGTTGGTAGCATCGTAATTTGGGTTACCAGCGCCGCCGACATTCTCAAGATCTTGCGAGAAGAACCAGCCGGTTCTTGGGTTAATAAAGCTTGTTTTTCTATCTCCGTAATGCGTAGTTCCAGCCGTATCATAGTCAGAAGAGCCAGAGTTAACGGCAGCAATAAAGCCGTAAACTGTACCAGTGTCAGAGCCTACAGTATCAAATAGGAAAGAATCGTATGTTTCTCCAAGCCAATATCTTGACTCGCCCTTCTTAAGAAGAGCTTGGTTGGTTACTGTGCCATTGACAGTTGTTGGATTGGTATTGAATACCTTTCGAATGTATTTGTCACTGTTTCTATTAAAGTTAAACTCTGTCTTGTAAAGTGATGTATTCTCGCCGACAACCTCTGCTGTAAAAGTAGAAGTGCTGTCAGATGCAATAATAATAGCCGCTCCTGATACTGGGAACGGTGTTGTCGAGTGATCCTGTGGACGACAGTTACCAGAAAGTACAAGACTGGACCCAGAGTTACAATACCAAACAGCTGCAAGTGTTCCAGAAGTAGCTGTTTGTGTAAGGTTAGTAAGGTTGGAGCCAGACCCAACAATGAATAGGCCATATGCACCACCCTTCTGCATTCTTACATTGAGGTTCTGATCTCCAGAGAACTCCTGTGCTGTCTGCCAACCAGCGAGTGCATCTACAACATTTGAATCAGCATCTGGGTTTTGCTCACCAAGTGTTCTAATATACGTAACAGGGCCAACCTGTGCATCCAGATAAGCCTGAGCGGCGTAAACTCCATAGGTAGGGCCAGCAATGTTGCCCTGACGGAAGTAGTCGCCACCAGCGCCACCAGCAACTGGTTCGCCGAAAACATCAATGAATTCGCTAAAAGACTGAACTCTGTACGGTCTATTAGCAGGCCCCTTTCTTGCACGACCAATAATGACTGGTCCAACTTGTGGGGCAATCGCAGGAAGCTGCGAGTTGTCGATCTCTCTTAGAAAGATACCGGGTGAAACAAATTTAAACTTTCTTGCATCTGACATTACTTCTTTTCTCCTTTAGGATTGTTTCGAAGATTCTAGTTTCGTTAGTAAATAGTATATTATAAACTGAATCTCTCTTTAGTCTCTATAAAATCCTTTCTTTAGGTATTCGTTTATATCTCCGTAAATAACATGCTCTCTTGGTATTTTTACTTCAACTGCATTTTCTCTGACAACAATTTTTGGTCTAGGATCATTCTTACCTTCACCAATAAGATAAGCAAGTATTTTTATATTTAAATTATTAATATAATACCTCTTATCATCTCCTAGATTTGCTGCATTATTTTCCATTGAAAGATCACCTTGAAGAAAGCCTTCAAATTTATGACCATCTCTTGTTATAAAGAAGTTGTCTATTTGTCCTGTTTTTGTTAAGAATGGTCTCATTATTTCATTCATCTGTTGAATATACTCTGTCCGAACTGACATAGTATAGTTAACAACAACATAGACAGGTATTGGCATTGTCACTGTTTCATAAACAACTTTTTTATTATTGAACGGATAAGTCTGTTGATTATAGCGCTTTCTAGCTGTTGCGTTCGCAAAATTTGAAGTCTTATATTGACCTATCTGCCTTGACACTGTTAAAGAACTTGCGCCGCCTTTTGCGTCATTC